GTTTGCCTCGACAGCGGTTGCATACACAGCCCCTGACATGGCGACCATTGGTGATGTTCCCAAACAGGTCACACCCACATGGGCATTCACCTTTGCGTGCTGATTCTTCTTCTGTCATATCAGTGATGCTATTGCATCAGTTGTTATTGCGTAACTGGTTCACAAGTTTGGTCACTTCTGAATCGTTGATGCGTCCCATCTTGATGCCTGTCTGCACAAGTATCAGCAATTGTTCTAGGTCATCTTTGCGTTTGCCTGCTTTGGTTTGTGCTGGTTGATCGATGCGTGCTGCTGGTGGAAAGTTCACGCGATGCTTTGCGTGGCAGTAGGGGTGGCAACGGTTCCGTTGTGCGTGAAGCATGAACACATGACCTGATTTGTGCAGGGTGGACAGCGCACCAGAAATCTGCCCGTGATGCAGGTTCATCAGGGTTGCTAGTTCTTTCCATGTCAGCCCTGCTGGGTGTACTTCTAAGACGCTTAGAACCCTTCTTGCTCTTGCTGTGGCTTCACCTGTGCTGGCTTCGCTCTGCGCTCTCTGTGCGCTTGCTGGTTGGCTGACAAAGCCTGCTGTGCCTGCATAGGGCAGGGCATCATCATCACTGATGCTGAATAGGTCAGGCTGGTCACTCATGTGGGATCGATTCTCCCCACACTGGTGGTTGCCAACTGTCATGTTGGTCTTTGCGTTTTGCCACACGCACAGTGCCATCACTGACTGTTTGAATCAGCATCTGTTCATCTGGTGTGGTCACAATGTACGCACCAGTGAATCGCAGTGCTTCTTTCTTGGTCATGGCTGTTCCGTTTCTGATGTGTCATGGCAATCAACGCACAGGTTGTATGTGTCGCTGCCATCTGTGTAGAAGTCTGTGAATGTCCCTGTGGAACACCAGCCCACACCAGTGGTGCAAACTGCGCAGGACAGTTCATCAACGCACTGTGGGTCACTCATGCCATGCACAGTGTCTGTCAACTGCTCACTGGTCACCATCATCATCAGGTGTGGTTCTGGCTGTGTTGTCAGCCAACGGTCAAACGGTGATTGCTTCATCACTTGACCTGTGCTGCTGCGATGGTGTTCAACAAGGCAAGAAGTGCATCTGCGTTGTCAACATTCAGTTCAATCTTGTATGTGGTGTCTGATTCCCATATGCGTGCATTGTTTTCAATGTTCAAAGCCTTAAGAGCGCATGACAGTTGTGGCTTGATTTCGTTCATTGCGTCAATGTTCTGTTCTCGAACCATCTTCAATTTGTTTTTGTGGTTCAACATCTGAATCTTGTTTTGATTGTATTCATTAATTGAGATTGAAAACACATGACTGATGATGCGCAGTGGCTTCTTGTGAACAAGGGTGCTGATACTTGTGGTCTGTGTTTTTTCATCAAAGAAGATTTGCTGTGTCAGCGCATATGCAATTGGCTTGCCTGACCTGTTCTTTGCTGGCGGTTCCATCACAAAGCCTTTTACGATGAAGTCACCGTTGTATCGAGCGTTGCTGACGAATACTGCATCTGGTAGTGAGTTGATTACTTCTTGAATCTCTGACTGTTTCATGGTTTGGTTTCCTTTGTTGATTACTTGTTGCGAAGTTCTTTGATGAAGTTGACTGCATCACGGTATGTGCCATTGATGAAGAATGAATCAGTTGAGCCAAACTCAACTTCACCGTCAGTCATTGGTGCGACAATCCACCAGTTGCGAGAATCGTTCATCACTGCAAAATCTTGTTCTGCTGTGATGAAGATTCCGTTGGTCTTGTGCATCTTGATGTTCTGGTTGGTTTCCATGCAGACATCATAACCACAACTAATCAGGGGACACAACTACCCTGCGCAAATCCTTGCTGGGTAAGGGTTTCAGCCCTGCCGATATTGGGAAACTGCGCCACTTCTCCCTGCCCTGAACCCCACCAAAACAGCGCACAGACCCATCAGCATTGATGCCCCGATACACAAAGACACCACGCAAACCAGCAACCTTGAAACGCTCACCATCACTGAATGAATGGGACACCATCAGCACCAATCTGAACTTCTGATTCACCCTTCTTCAAACGCAACAGCGCATCGATCACTGTCTTTGCTTGTGGCACATTCATGTCATCAATCTTTACTTTGAAACTGTCAATGATTAGTTGTTCATCAACTTCACATTGGTGCAACAGATTGTTCATCAGTGTTGCTTGTGCTTCACTGCGCTTTGGTGCTTGGCGTGTGTTCTCGCGTTGCGCTGGTTGTGCAGTGGTTTGTGTTGTGCGTGCAACACGCACTGCTTCTTCTTTGCGTGCAGGTGCTGTCGCTGGTGAGCGTTCAAAGGTGTCTGCATCTGGGTCTGCTTCATCAGTGGGCAGGCACAATGTCTGCAACAACGCTGTGCGATAGGCAACGCTCATTGCTTTGGCTGTGGCTTTGTCACCACTGTCCATGCTTTCTGCACTGACTGTTGCAGCAACTGATGTGCCATCACTGGCGTGGAATGTGTACACCACCATCACCCTTGCGTGACCCATCACAGTTCTGTTCTGTCCCACCTGCACTGATTCATATTCACTGCTGACAACTGTTGGAACGCAGAACACGCCATGCTTGCGGAACGCTGGTGAGACTGCGTTGATGACTGCATCGATGCCACGAAAGTTGAAGTTCTGATGTGTGTTGCGTTCATTCTTTCTAACTGCGCCAACATCGTTCATCACTTCAATTAATGCTTGATAAATGTTTGACATCAGATTGCACCTTTTACAACACGCATCACACGAAATGATGACTGCTTCTGATACTGCTTTGCCAAATCGGGTTGTGCTTCAAGCAGTGCTTTTTGGTCAAAGCGTGTTGTGCTTTGTGCTTTGTAGGTGATGACTTTGTGACCATCGATCGTGCCTGCATCATGGTTGCGCATCAGGTTTGCTAATGCGTCTTTGAGTGATGCTTCTTCTTCTTCCCATGTTTTCAGCATTTCTTTTGCTGCTTGCCATCGTTGCACCAGATCTAGTCCTGCTGCGCCTAATTCAATCTCACCTGCGCTGGGTGTTGGGTGTAACTGTCCAACTTGGTCTGCTGATAGTGGTACATCTTCAGGCAAGCGTTCTTCATCAATTGCTGTGCAGAACAGTTCAACCTTGGCAACCATGTCTGCAATGGCTTCATCATCGCGAATGACATCAAACATCGAGATACGCAACTGACGGTCAAGAACAATGAAGGTGACGGTGGTTGCGTCTGTGCAGTGCATCTGTGCTTGTGCTTGCCAAAACCATTCAGGAAGACACTCATCACCCTGAATCCAACCAGTAGTTGTCTTGGCTTCAAACAATCGTGTGCTGTCGTTGGTGACACCATCAAGTGTGCTGATGATGCGGTCATTGAGATACATCATTGCTGGTGTAACAATCAGGCTTCCAATTTCCGCACTGGCGTAGTCAAGCAATCCTTGTTCAAGGTATGTGCCACGCTTCATTGCTTGGTTCTGTTCACGCACCACTGGTGGTTGCAGTTTCTCGATCGCTAAGTCAATGATGTTTTTGTATGGGTTGACACCCATCACTGCTGACACTTCTGATGCACCAACAATGGTCTTGCCATCGTGCTTGTGTCGTGTTTGTAGCCATTCAAGGCTTCCGTGTTCTGGCTTGATAATTGATTTCATGCGCTTATCATTGCAGGTGGGTGTGTCACCCATGCGGAACAGCCTTGCTTATCAATGACAATGCCTGCTTGCGTTCTCAACATAAGACGCAAGCAGGCAGTATCTTTGCAATCAATTTGGGGGAACTGAAACGCACTGTTCATTGTAACGGTGCGTGCATCACTGACTGTCACCGAAAGAAGAAACAATGAACAACAACATCAGCGCAGATAATTACTTCTGCATCATTCCTGAATGGGTCTTGTATTCAAGCATCAGCAGTAATGCAGTGCGCCTATACGGAACACTGCAACGCTATGCAGACAAAGATTCAGGACAGTGCCACCCATCGCGAAAGACACTTGCAGACCGTTGCGGATTGTCTTTGTCATCTCTTGATAGGGCTTTGATCGAACTGGTTGAACTTGGCGCAGTTCGCAAGCAACAGCGTTTGAGTAGCAAGGGTGATTGGACTTCCAACATCTACACAGTGATAACAAATGCAGGGGTATCTTCACAGGTGAATACACCTATCGTCACTGATGGTGATACGGGTCTAGTCACAGGTGAAGAACAAATCAAAGACAGTATGAATCAAAGTCAAGAACGCACTGCTGCGCAGTCAATCGCTGACGAATGGTGGAAGGCATACAAAGAGCGCACAGGTGGAAAGACCCCGACAGGCAAAGGTGCATGGCACGCATTGATTGCAATTGTCAATGGCTCACTGAAGGCTGGTTGGACAGAACA